AGCCATGCCTGTCGTAGAAGGTAAGATGTTTACATGGGACGAGCCAACAACATCATGGGTTGAAGTAACTCAAGGAGCCTGATATGGCGCAGTATTCTGGGATGTGGACGCTTTCACAGGTGTCCCAAGCTGTAAAAGACAATAACTGGACTGGCATCCCTCCCCAGAATGTGGAGTATTTGATCGTTGCTGGTGGTGGCGGTGGTGGTTCTTCTGACGGCTCACCCGGCGGTGGTGGTGGAGCCGGAGGCTTACTTGCTGGCTTTTCTGGTGTAACTGCGGGAACTCAACTTTGGGTGACTGTTGGAGGCGGTGGCGCTGGTGGTGCTGGTGGCTCTCAAGCGGGTGCGACAGGTGGAAGTTCTGTATTATTGGCGGCATCATCAGGTGCTACTACCGGCAATATAGTTGCCAACGGCGGTGGCGGGGGCGCTTACAACAACACAACTGCACCTGCTGGTACTTATGGCTCTGGTGGTGGTGGCTCTATTTCTGGATCGGGTTCATCTGGTACTTCTGGCCAAGGTAATGCTGGCAGTGCAGGATTTAATCCCGGAGGAGGGCAACAGCAAGCCTCTGGTGGCGGTGGTGGTGCGGGGACTGTTGCACTAACTTCTGGTAATGGTCTTGGTGGCAATGGTGGTGCGGGTATTGCAAGTGCAATTAGCGGCTCTGTAGTTACTTATGCTGGTGGCGGTGGTGGAAGTTATTTCTCATCAGGCACTGTTGGAACTGGCGGTGTAGGTGGAGGTGCTAATGGTGCATACGCTACAACAGCTAATAATGGAACTGCAAACACAGGCGGCGGTGGCGGAGGTGTTGGTCAAAGCATTAGAACAGGCGGCACAGGCGGTAGCGGTATTGTTATCCTCCGCTATCCAGACACATTCAAATACATTGCAGGGACTTACCCTGCAATAACAGGCACTGGAAACACCGTAACTACAAGCGGCGGGTTTATTATTTGCACGTTCATCGCCAACGGCTCAATTACGTTCTAAGGTTTAAATAATGTCGGCACAAACAATGACGTATGACAGCCTCGTGGAGGATGTTATCAGGTACTGCGAGCGTAATGATGAATCATTTGTCACGCAGATTCCTAGACTTATTATGCTCACAGAGCAGGGCATTGCCGCGGAGATTAAAACCTTAATGCAACTGAACGTGGTAAATACCACGCTAACAGTTAACGACCCTGTGTTACAAAAACCAGTGCGTTGGCGCAAAACGATTAGCATGAAGGTTAACGGTAAACCAATCCTTAACAGGTCCATGGACTACGTTACGCAGTTCCAGACCGAGTCACCCACAGGGCAACCTTTGTACTACGGTGACTACGACTACGATCACTGGGCCTTGGCGCCCATACCCAACAGCGCGTACACTGTTGAAATGATTTACTACAGCCGCATTCAGCCGCTTGATATTGAAAACCAAGAAAATTTACTGACACGAGAGGCCCCTCAGGCCCTCTTGTTTGGCACGCTCTTACAAACCCAAGGGTACCTGAAAAACACCGAAAAACTGGCCGTGTGGAAAGGGTACTACGACTCCGCTATTGCGGCCCTCAAAGGCGAAGACCAGCGTCGTATGGTTGACCGCAACGCTACAAGACAGGAACCTTAATGCCTACATACACCTCGCCCTTTACCGGTAACGTTATCCAGCCAACGGACGTCAGCTACGCTGGTGTATCCTTAACCGGCACCGTACAACTGTACTGGCCACAATACGTTAACGCGGGCCAGCAGGTTGCCGCCCGCATCATGGACATTCAGGCCACGGCGGGCGCTGTTCTTGTTCTGCCTGACGCCACACAGGCCTCTGTTGGCCAAGACATTCTGATCCGCAACACAGGCGCTGTATCCTTTACGGTACAGCGTTTTGGAGGCACAGGTTCGTTCAGTGTGGCCTCTGGTGCGTCCCAGTACACCTACATCACAAGCAACACCACGCAGGCCGGCGTATGGGCCGTTCTAGGCTTTGGAACGGGCACGTCTACAGCAGACGCCGCAACCCTTGCAGGAAACAGCACCGTGGCCCTTCTAGGCAAGCTGGAGGCCTCTTTTGTCACCAACGAGTACACGTCTGTTCCAACAATCGGTGAATCATCACGCGGAGAATGTTTTGTGTGGACCGGCGGCGCAGGCACATGGACCCTTCCCGCGGCGTCTAGTTTGTCTCAGGGTTGGTTTATTTTGGTGCGTAACAACGGCACCGGCGCGCTCACAATAGCAACAAGCGCGGTTGGGTCAACCATTGACGCCCTGTCAACGATCACACTCCCTCTCGGAGACTCTTGCTTTATTTGCGTGAACAGAGACCCTGCCAAGCAGGACTTCTTTACCGTGGGCCGTGGCCGCCCCAACAGCCTGACGTTCTCGTCTGCCACGTACGACGTGGACACTGTGGCCGGCGCAACACTAAGCCTGATCACCAACACACCAATTATTCAGCGCTTTACGGCACTGAGCGGCGCGCGTACAACCAGCCTTTTGGTTCAGTTGCCTGCCGTGACTCAGGTGTACTACATCCTGAACGACACCAACCAAAGCGGGTACAACATCAACCTGCAGGTTGTTGGCAGTTCACAGTCACCGTACAGCCTGCCGACCAACACACAGGCGATTGTGCTGAGTGACGGCACCAACATATATCCCCTTATTCAGGCCAACATTGGCCAGTTGATTGTGAACCGAGGAACCGCGGCGGCTCCTGCCTTTACGTTCTCTCTGGACCCTGTAACAGGTATGTACTCGCCTAACAACTCACAGCTTGGTTTCTCTGTGGCAGGCACCAACATTGCCACCATGGACGGCACCGGCGGCGTGGGTAACTTTATAACCACCTTTGTGGGGCGCGTTCAGGCCGGACTAATCTCTGGTGGGGCGTTCTAATGGCGGACGGTCAAGAGCCATCTAAAATATTCTCACTGTTTGTCAAGCCCGGTATCAAGCGGGACGGCACGCGGTTTGAAGCCGACGAGTTTGGTAGTGGGCAGTGGGCCCGTTTTCAGCGTGGCAAGGCAAAGAAGATTGGTGGCTACCGCCAAATGTTTGCGTCCCCAACTGGTATTTCGCGCGGGTTAATCACCAACTCACAAAACGGCGTTAACTACATTTACGCCGGCAACTACAAAGGCATTGAGGTATTTAACACCGGCACAGACCAAGGTGTTGGTATTGGCCCTTTTGCCGCGGAATTTAACACAACTTTTGTTGTCACGGCAATTGTTCTTGGAACCAACACACTGACCGTGTTTGGCAACCAAGTAACAACACTGGCCAGTGGCACGGTGTTCTGGGCGTACAACACGTCTGGTGTGCGCACCAACTACACGGTCAGCGCAACGCCTGTGTACACCTCTGGAACCAACCGCACCGCCGTTATAGTTACCTCATCTACCGGCCTGTCTGCCACGGCGCCGTTTGAAATTTATTTACCCAACGGTATCGCGTCTAGCACGCAGTACCTGTGGCAGTTTGACATTGCATTTGACTCCTCTGGCGCAGGCAACTCTAAACTGCTTGCACACCCCGGGCGCAACCTAGAGAACATTGACTCTGGTGTTTTGACCTCGTTGTACGCGGGTGACTTTTTGCCAGACCCTACAACCGGCAAGTACGTGCTAACTCAAGTCGTAGACTCTGGTGGCGCAACACCCACATATCTGCCAGTTGACGCCAGCGGCGGTGTTGTGGTGTTACACCCGTTTATTTTTGTGTACAGCAACTTTGGTGGCCTGCGCAACAACAACGTGTCGTTCACTTCAGGCTCTGCGTCAGTCCAAACATTTAACGACTGGAACGGCACGCTGGCCAACGACGTGAACGTGGCCGCCGGTAAGATCGTGCGTGGCTTCCCAGTGCGCGGCGGTACCGCGTCCCCCTCTGGCCTCTTCTGGGCCACAGACTCTTTGGTGCGTGCGTCCTTCACAGCAACAACCCCCTACTACTGGCGCTACGACATTGTGGCCGGTCAGATTTCTATCATGTCTTCTAGCTCGGTTGTTGAGATGGACGGCGTGTATTTTTGGATGGGTGTTGACCGGTTCTATTTGTACAACGGCTCGGTCAAAGTACTGCCAAACGACAAGAACGTAAACTACCTGTTTGACAACTTAAACTTTGCACAGCGCCAAAAGGTGTGGGCAACCAAGGTTCCTCGCTATAACGAGATTTGGTTTTTCTACCCACGCGGCACAGCAACAGAGTGCACAGATTGCATTATTTATAACGTTAAAGACCAACTTTGGTACGACGCGGGTGAGGCTGAAGGTGCACGCAGGTCATGTGGCTACGTG